ATGCAGCACTTGAAACAACTGCCCAGTTACCTGCACCACGACGAGTACGTTGTGCAATTAGGTTAGCAGCACGATTGATTAGAACTGCTAGAGCAGCATGTTCGTCACCAACGAATGTTGCAGTACCACTTACAGTAGCTTGGTTGAAAGTAAATTCACTTGCAGCTAATGAACGTAGGCTGTAAAGGATTTCTTGATCGATTTCAGCAGTGATTTCTTGAGCAAGAGCAGCCATAATTTCTGCTTCAATGTCAAGACCATGCATTGCTTGAGCGTCTTGAGCAGCTTCAAAAGTCCAACGTGCGCTAAGCTTACGGGTCTTAGCTTCAACTGGTTGCTTTAGAATCTGGACGTTCAAACGACGACCTGGTGTACCTTCGAGTGCAGCAGTTAGACCAGCACGACCGTCTGGGCTGTTAACGCCAGAAGGAGCACCTGAATAACCAGAAGCAATCTTAAATGGTGAAAGTGCTTCGTCATTGATGTTTGCACCAGTTCCGAATTGACCTGTACCATTGCTTGTGAACTGGTCTGCATAACGAACACGTAGAGTGTGAATTTGTGCGACTGGACCAGTCATTGGTTGAACACCAACGATTTCGTTGGCGATAACTGTTGGCATAACACGACGGATAACAGGTAGGATAACACGGTTAAGTGTTGCTACGTTACCAGCAGCAGTACCACCTGCTGTTGCGTTTTCTGCCAAATACTTACGAGTATTTTCGAGCACCATGCTCATTGTTGTACGACGATTACCGCTTAGACCTTCCAACAGGGCTGACTTGGTTTCGTCCCAACGGCCTTCTAATAGTTCTTGTGACATAGGGTCTTCTCCAATTTATTAGTTTTTAATTAAACCTGCAAGACGCTTCATTTCAATAATGTTTGAAGCTTCTTTTGGTTCTGTTTTTACAGCACGATCACCTGTGACTTCTTTCTTGCTTTCAATGATAGTCTGCTTAGCAGTTTCTACCTTTGCGGCATGACCTTCCATCACTGGGTTTAAGTACTTTTTGTATGCTGCGTCTAGTTTATCTGTTGGGACTGATTCCAGCAGTTGTGACATCACAGCGGCTTTGTCCTTGCTAAGCGGACCTAGCAATTCATTGAGTTTTCCGTTTCTTGCAATAGATTCATTGATTTTACGGATTTCTACTTCTTTTGCCTTAACTTCAGTCAACGCACGTTCTTGAGCATCACGAGATTCGCTGATCTGACGAGCCATTAACTCGATCTTACCAGTAAGTTTCTTGATGTCTGCACGTTCATTAAGGTAGCTTGCGCCAAACTCAGTTGCAAAAGCTTCAAAAATCTTGCGACCGAAGTTGTTTTCCTTTGCTTCCTGAATATCTGTTTTGAGTTGGGTTAATTCTGTACGTAGATGATTTGTAACAGTGCTTTCTACAAGACTGCTTGCCTTCTTGACAAAACTGTCACGAAGTGATTCAAGCTTCTTGCGGCCTTCGCTTACTACTGCAACTTTAGTGCGAGCAAGGTCAGCCTTGTCTTGTGCGAATTCTGCAATTTCATTCTGCAAGTTTTCAGCAACAAATGCTTCTAACTTTGAGATTGTCTTATGCATATTAGCACGATCACTACGAAGTTCAGCAACTTCACTAGCTAGTGATTCGCTAAGATAAGAATCGAAATTCTTAGCCTTTTGCATCATTTGCTGTGTGAACTTTACACGGTCTTCGCTAACCATAGCACGTTCTGCTGCAATCTTACCGATTTCAGCATTAAGTGATTCGTTAACCATCTTGTCCAGAGCCTCAACCATATTAGCACGGTCGTGTTGATAACGACTAGCCATTTCTTCACGGATTTCATTACGAATTTCACCACGTGCTTCTTCTAGCTTAGCATTCCATGCTTCTTCTAGAGTCTTACGAGTGTCTTCGTTCAGAAGTCCGCTTTCTAGTAATGGTTTTAGAGCTTCGAACATTAATTTCTCCTGAACTTATATCTTTAATTCAGCAATAAACTTTGCAACTTCTTTTTGCAAGTATTTCTGAACTCGTTGATCTTGATTTAAATCTTTAGCCATTTCCAGTATACGATGTCCACCATTCATGTTCATCAGTCCTTCATAGACTGCAGTTGGGTAGGCATTAGGTGCACTGGGTTGTGCTACTATATCAACAGTAACGATATCAAAATCGCTTACTGCGCCGTCGTGTTCATTAACATTACCTGATCCACGACTGCTTACTCCTAGTTTAACACCACTTTCTAACATGGTGCGAACTAAATTGCCCATTGGTGTAGGCAAAATCTTCATCTTTCCATAACCGTTTGGTCCATCTAACCACATTTCTGTAATCATATGACTTACACGGTCGAGATTGATGCGTAGGTTTGTTGGGTGATCTACTTCACCCAACACACTATAACCTGTCTTAATTTGCTTATTGAGAGTTTCAATAGCACGATTAATTTCAGTGATAGGATAGACACGTTGATTAGCGTTCTTCACACCACCTTGGATGCAAATTCCCTTGAGGTAAAGGTTTTTGCCTTCACCATCATGGGTCATTTCCATTTTAGCCTGATCGTAACTAAGATTCTCGATAAGCAAGTTATTCATTTTAATTCCTATTAGCGAGGTAGGTTGTCACGCTTATTAACGTTTACACCACCACCAGTTGCAAAACGACCGTCGCCACTAGTTACTGGCTTCTTGGCATTTGAGAAAGCCTTACCAGCATTTGCACCTGGAACGTTTTCAAAATTGCCTGCACCCTTTAGTTTGCCTTCGCCCTTGCTATATTCATTGCTTGGACCTTTATATTGCTTGCCGTTTGGGTCTTCGTTTGAAGACTTCTGTGCGATGTTCTTTGCAGTGCCGCCCATGTCATTCTTGCTAGCAACTACGCTCTTCTTCTGAGTTGAAGATTTGTAACTATTAACTGCACCAACTGGTGAACCTTCGCTATTGCCTGGGTTTGCAACTTTTTCTACGTATTCACGAACAACACCTTCTTCTGCGAAATCTGGATCGTGTTCACCATCGTGATGCTCTGGCTCATCTTTTTCATCAGCCATCAACGCAGCAAAATCAGCTTGAAGCTTTTCAAGTTGGTCTGCAAGATCGTCAATACGATCTTCTTCATCATCTTCGCTATGTTCTTCGTCGCCCATGTCCATGTCATCATGGTCCATGTCCATATCTGAACCTTCTTCTTCGCCATCCATGCCTTCATGGTCAGCTTCGATATCATGCATCATGTCATCAGTCTGATCCATTGAATCAGCTTCTTCCATGTCATGATCATAATTTTCTTCTACTTCTTCGTCCATTTCTTCTGCAACGATTTGGTTGTAGATATCACGGCTCTTGGCTACTACAAGGTTATGAAATAATTCTTTAGCCTTGTCGGTTTCATCATTAATAATGAATTCAATAAGTTGTTCGTACTGACTACGCATATAAAAAACTCCTGTGGAATTATATCCTGTGATTATATTTAATGTATGGGTTTAAATAGTGCCTCAAATAGCCTAATTTTGACGATTTTGTGAATTATAGACCAGGCTGTTGCGGTGGTGCACCATATTGTTGACGAACAAGTTTCATTTTATCAACATATTCAACTGTTCGTTGGTCATTCATTTTACGAAGTTGATTAATCTGTGCAAGTGTTAAGCGAGTTTTACGCAAATCTTTTGGCTTCTCTACACTATCATCATGTGAGAGGTCTTGATAGGCTCCATTATTTGAATTAAACATTTCACTTAAAAACATAGGCACTCCAAAGTTATTTAGGATTATCCACCAGCAAACTGCGAACCTGCAGTTGATCCGCCTGCAGCACCGCCGCCTGCGCCGCCCGTTGGACTTGGAACACCAGCAGCACCAATTTCACCTGGTACCGCAGTTGGTGGAGGACCACCAGGTACTCCAGATTGGTTAGCAGCTTCGATATCACTTACTGTTTCTAGATCGGTTCCAATGGCACCTGGCGTGACACCAACTGCTCTCAAATCACTGCCTTGTATATTACTCTTTGGTTCTTCTGTGCCACGTTCTTCATGCCACATCTTGTCGTTTTCAGCCATTTCTATTTCAGTAAGACCAAGATATTTCTTGAGCATAAAACGTTTTGACAGATATTCAGTTTGTTGCATTTGTGTAAATGCAGTAATACGACCAGCATTAAGTTCAATTTCACGATAAGATGCAAAATTTTGTGGTTCAGTAAAACGTACTTCAAAAAGACTATTATCTAAATTAAATCCACGCCATTTGAGAAATAGCTTGAACTCATCATCAAACTTAGGAGAAACATACTTTTGTAGTCGTTTGCAATATTCATTGAAACGATATTCTTGAATAAGAGCAGTTGTTACCTTACCATCTGTAAATGAACGGTCACTTTCCTCTGGACCTTGTGGCAAATAACTACTTGGAATACGCAAACTACGGAACATTTTATTTTGGAAGTAACGCAAATCATCAATTTCTCCAAGATTTTGACCACCTGGTAACACTTCTACTGATGAACCACGTCCTTCTGCGCTCTGTGGAAAGAAGAAATCTTCGTTCATACTCATTGGATTATAACTTGCATCCATTAAGTTTGAACCGCCGCCACTTTGTGTTGGAATACGGCGCTGATTAATTTCGTTTTTAACACGCTCAACAAACTGCATTGCAAGATGCGCTGGCATATTACCAACATCAATCTTAAACATACGGCGTTCTGGCGCACGTGAGATACGGTAAATTAAGATAGCATCTTCAAGCAATTCTTTTTGCTTGAATACTTTAAACATTGCTTCAAATAGTGAAACGCCAAAAGGCCAGCTAACATCAAGTCCCTCGGTTAAACTTAAGTGAACAACGTGTTCTGCACCTACTGGAAACTCATTATTACCTGCACCAAAACGTGTATTTGGTGAGAATAATTCACCGCCAGCGGTATAAGCACGAGAACCACCCATATAAGGAGCAAATGCATAACTGTCATTTGGACCTGGTGGACGAGTAATAGTTCCATTTTGTAGGTTAGGATTTAAATCACGGATATAATAAATTTCTGGAACTTTTCCCTGTGATTCATTAACAATGACTTTGGAAACACGGTTCATTTCAGTCCAGTACCATTTATAAGTTTCTGGGTCACGAACGAATACTTGGTCACCATATTTTAACACATTACGAAACATCTTAAAGATGCGTTGGTCAAAATCATTTAACTTTGTCCATGCCTTAAGTTGTTCTTTAAGAATCATGGTTTCGTTATCAGTTGGGTCTTCATGAAAATGAATATTAAAAGGAGTCTTAGTATCATCACTAACTTGTGTACAAAATTCAGCAATAATATCAAGTGCGCTATTAGCTTCACTATCCAAATCCATATTTTCATATTGAGTATATCGGTCAATACGATTAGGATGTCCGCTGTAAACATCTGGTAACATAGATTGATAGTTACGATATGCAGCATTTGCTTGTGAACCAAGATAATTATAACTGCTATAATCGGTTACACTACCATTTACTGGTGAGTATGCTCCATCACTTACAATGCGCCAATGTTTTTTCCACGTAGCCATATATTTCTAATCCTCGTAGGATATTTATAGTTATATCTGGCGTTTTCTAATTATTATGCAACACGTATAGCAGTCTTTTGTGTATGACCAGCAACATCATCCATGATATCAATCATAGTATCAAATTTCTTATTAAGCATTGCAAGCAAATCTTCGGATTTATTTTGAAGTGATGCATTATTAACTGCTTTTGTAAAATCTTCAACTTGAGAAGGTTTGTTAGCTAATTCCATTAACATACTTGTTAAATTTTCAGGCAAAACTGCCTCTGTCCCATGTAATGTTGCAAGATAACCACTTTGTGGTCCGCTTGATAAACCACCATTAGCAAATTGTTTTGGAACCAATAGTATATCTGTTGGCAAATTTCCAATATTAGGAAGATCGATGCGATTTGTTTTATTAGTAGCTAAATCTGCAGGTGAAGGAGGTAATATAGCCGATGTGCCTGCAAATGCCTTTGCTGTTTCAGTATTAATATTTGCAGCTTGTTCAAGATTTCTTTCTTGCATAGCGGCTAATCTTGAACGAAGTCTACGTTGTTCACCAAGGTTTTCTCCTTCTGATAGCCGTGGTCCTCTTACATCAACTCCAGTAAATTTTGCTAATAAATCTAATATAGAATCAGTTACTTTAGCAAAACCATCAGCAGTGTGTTCTAAAACATGACTGTCTAACATTTCTTTTTGAATTGTTAGCGCCATATCGCGACCAGCATTAGCTGCTTTAATCATGTTAACATCTATTTCGTTTGTAGCTGTTATTTGTTTTTTTACTGCTTCCTCTGCTGCATCCACTGCTTCTTTTGTAAAGACATTTCTAAATTGCAATTCATTTTGATACAGACCTTTTAAATCTTTAACAAACCCGCTTATTCCTTCTACCATACCAGCACGAGCAAGGTCAGTTGCATCAATCAATGATTGCTTTATAATATTTCCATAATCTGCATTGTTTTTGCGCATTGACTCTGCATCAAGAGTTCCATTTTGAAATTCTTGTGCAGCACGAGCCACGCTATCTCCAAATCCTGCAATATTAGCAACAGCATATGCACTTGCTGGTGTTATGGCTTGACCAAATACAACAGTTTCCATAAATGCTTTGCGCTGCGCATCACTCATATTTTCCATTGCAGCAATAGTATTTTGTCTTTGTTTTTCATCCATACCAGCTAGTTTTTGCTGAAATGCTAATTCATTTGATTGATCACGAACTTGTTGTTCTTTTTTCTTTGCATCTTCACCAGTAATAGAACTAATAATACGTAAATTTTCTGCATATTTTTTTGTTTGTTCAGCAACATCTTGATCGCTTGCAGTTAATCTGCCGCCGCTTTGACGCATTAAACTCATTGTATCTGCAACTAGT